TGCATTAGAAGCAAAAATCCCTAGCTTAGACAGCAAGGGATTAGAAACTGAATTGAAAGCTATCGACGAGGCGTTGAAAGACAATAAAAATCCAGATGCAGAGAGATTCAGGCAACTGGTTTCTGAACTTTATTCTTCTGCAGGAGGATCAGATAAATCTAAAACGATGGCTTCTTTAGACGCAGCAGCTAAAATTGCATCGTCAGATAGATTCAAGATTTTAAAAGAAACTCATGATTTAGATCTTTGGGCTGTAGTCAATATAAGTGATAAAACGAATAGTAAGTTTGAACCGAATAATGATCCAAGCTATGTTCATCCTCTCTCTAAGTTGTATCCGACGCTAGGCGGCACAGATAAAAACGGACAGGTTTTAGATCAAGGTCCCTTTGGAAGATTTGGGTCAATTTCTTTTGCAAGATTATTTGCAGTTTATTTTTCGTCCGCAATGACATTTACGTCTGATTCATCATCAATTGATGAATATCAGATCATCTTTTATAATTTTAATGATTATGCAGGACATGTTTCAAACATGAATATAGGAGAATTTCCTATTGATGTAGATCTTTTAAGGAAACATTATGAGCAAGAAATCGTAAAACAAAAGGGCGAAAATTTCACTCTTGTTCAATTTCTTGAAATCGTAAGAACATCTCAATTTGGAAACATAAGACATAAAGCATTCGGGTTCAGCGACTTGTTCGACGAAAAAGAAGGAAAGATTATAAAAGACAAAGACGATGAATTCATTAAGAAACAATTTTATAATCAAGGACTAGGAGCTTCTTTTACGCTACCTGCAATAGATTTTCATATAGAGACGTCTACGTCATTAGAAAGCGGCAACAGCGAAGATTTGCTTGTTACATATCAAGCCGGTGCGACGATGCTAGCTTCAACATTAAACGGGTCTTCTCGTCCAGCTGGATATAAAAAAATTCTCAGAATTCACATCTATGATAAAGCATCAATGGCACACAAAGAAGCTTACGACATTATGAGATCGAACGGTGGAATGTTCGTCGAGGTCGAAAGTTCTTGGAAGAAAAGATACAGAAGAAACCAGAACAAGATAATAAATGAACTAAAAAAAGGAAATGTTACCGCTAACGCTCAGTCTGCCACCCCACCTCCTCAAGAAACGCAAAGGAAGCCTAAGAAAAAAGGCCCGGCGCAACCACCACCGCAGACAACTCTTACTATAGAAGATTATGAAAAAGCACAAACTTCCATATTGTCTCCTGAAACAAATAGCATGGGCAAACAATTTAGGTACAGGGTGCAGACATTTGAACGAATTAACGCGAGCTCCGCGGAACCTACATTAGGTTCCGCGGCTCAGACTGAATTGGTCACTAAAACTTTAGATTTTGGAAGTGGCGATCCAAAAATGACTTTTGATAGAGTTAAACGAGAAATTTCGAAGTTCGTCCCAACAATAGTATATGGTTCAAATGGAACATTGGTTAAGAGTATAAATTATGGGTCTGAACAAGACGCAGCATTAGCAACAATCATGATGCTTCGGAATAAAACAGACGATGAAAATGTCACTAACGTAAATGGATCTTCAAAGGGCGATCTTCCATTAAGAGTTATACCAGGTCAATTATCAATTACCACTTTAGGATGTCCTTTGTTGGAATATATGCAACAATACTTTGTTGATTTAGGAACCGGAACGACGATAGACAACATTTACAGCATAACAGGATTGTCTCACAATTTTTCTCCTGGTTCTTTTACGTCTGATATTAAATTTACTTTTGCAGATGCATACGGTACGTATGAAGGTGCGCAATCTATGGAAGCGCAACTAAAGATGATGGCAGATCGAATAAAAAATCAGGCTTTAAATCAGTCTAAATCAGGACAAAAACAAGCAGGCGGAGGTAAGAAGAAATAAAAATCTTTTGTAAAGACTTTTATTTCATGGTATGTTTATATTGTGGACGTCATCATTGGCTCATTGTTGTTAGGATCAAAAAAGAATTTGTTGTTGTCGGATGACGGCGTGACATGGGTAGAAAAGTTTCAAAATGATTCTTGGTTGTTATCAGGAGAATTGAAACAGGATCACAATTTTTGTTTGGATACAGCATTCAAGTTAGAAAACGTTGGAAGAGTTCCTTCAATTCCAGAGAAATACAGAAAATCGATGTCTGTTTTGACTGATTCTTCTCCACCATGGTCGATGATACTTCCAAAAGAAGTATATAGGGTTTTTTTTAATGACGTAATATCCCATGTAAAAAACCATAAAGATATTTCAAAAGATTACTATATCAATTCCTGGGTACCTGGAAGCAAGGTTTTAAACCTCATCAAGCCTGCCAAAACAGACGCTTCAAAGATTTCTGAAATCGTTTCTTCTTCAGCGATAAATTCACAAGTTGTTGAGTCTTTTCGTCCACGCTCTGGTGGGTATGCTTCCCCTGTTACGTATGACAGGTTTGGAACTGTAACAGGAAGATTGGTCATATCATCTGGACCGAACATACTGTTGCTAAAGAAAGATTACAGGAAGATCCTAAAGCCTTCTCATCCTGATGGTAGGATTGTCTCTTTGGATTTTTCGTCTCTTGAAGCTAGAATCTTACTTTATGAATCAGGAAAAGATTGTCTAGAATTTGATTTATACGAGATGTTGTCAAAAAAGTTCGGAGGCCTTCCTCGTCCAATGGTTAAAGCAGCTGTACTTGCTGTTCTTTATGGATCTTCTAAATCTTCTGTTGCTCTTCACTTGGGGGTATCAGAAGACAAGATAGCAAAACTGATTCTTCAAATCGAAGAGTATATCAATACTAGTTCATTATTGAAAAGATTGAAACAAGAACACAAGGAAACAGGATATATCAAAAATAAATTTGGTAGAAAAATCCCTGTTGATCGTGTACAAGATAACATATTCATCAATTATTATGCGCAGAGTACAGGGGTAGATGTTTCTTTGATGGGATTTTCAAAGATTATGGAGACGCTAGGAACGAATGGAATAAGACCAATTTTTGTTCTTCATGATGCGTTGCTATTAGATGTTCATCCAGACAGATTACAAGACGTTTCTGACGTTCGCAATGTAAATGTTCATGGGTATGATCAGACGTTTCCAGTAAAATTCGAAGAAATTTCAAGGTAAAAACTTGTACAGAAATAAAAAAAGAATTACGATTCCTTATTATGTCATTAACACCTGAAGAAATTGCTTCAAACTTTGATAAGTTTCGTTCACTTTGCGAGAAGCTTGGCGATCGTTCATCAACTGCTCTAGAAATGGTAGACAAGTTAGGTGAACAATTGGCTTTATGTCCAGCTTCAAGCAGAAAAGAGTTTCATGCAGCTTACCCAGGAGGTCTTGTAGAACATTCTCTTCGTGTATTATCAAATGCAATGAAGCTTGTTAAGGCATACGGATGGGACGTTCCAAAAGAATCATTGATCATCAGCTGTTTGTTTCATGACATCGGTAAGGTTGGTCTGGCAAACGATGACGGATCTGTCACTGATTATTATGTCCCGCAAGATTCTGAATGGCATCGTGAAAAGCTTGGAGAGTTCTATAAACATAATAAAGAGATGCAATATATGTCTACGCCTCAACGTAGCGTTCACATGTGTCAAGCTTTTGGATTGAAGTTAAAGACAGACGAGTATCTTTCTATTTTGTTGAACGATGGATTCGTTCTTGATGAAAACAAACCTTATTGTTTGAAGACTAGCCCTCTTGTGTTTGCAACGATGACAGCAGACTATATTTCTACGATGCAAGAAAAAGTCGGTGGTTCATGGACTCCTTGAGAATATTTAATCTTCATGAAAGAAGAACTTCGTCACTACATTAGGATCATTCTTGATGAAATCATTGCAGAAAATCCTCGTGTAGCATCTCAACTGGTTTCAGAACCAAGAAATAAAAATAGCAAACCAGTTCATGATGAAGAGGAAGATCTAGAAAAAGAAATCGATGAGTTCAGCGGAGTAGCATCTATTCAAGGTTTTTCATTACCTTTAGGAATGACGTCAGACATGCCTGTTCCAGGCACTAAGAAGCGTAAGAAGAGTCCAAAACGTAAAAACCCTGGTTGGATGTGAATAAAAAAGGTTGAACACAATTAAAGGTTAGTGGTAGGGTAATTTTCACCTGCATGGAGCAGGAGAAAAATATTCCTGCTACAAATAGGAATAGGAAACGGAAAAGGAAAAACATTATGGGTATTGATCTAGAAGCAATTAAGCGTCGCGTTGCAGAGCTTTCAGGTGTGAAGAAGACTTCTTCTGTTCAATTGTGGAAGCCAAGCCTTGGTGAGCATAAGATTCGATGTCTACCATGGAAGAATTCGCCGGATGGTCAACCATTTGCAGAACGATGGTTTTATTACATTGGAGACAATGCAGGCATTCTTGCACCTCACCAATTCGGCAAGCCAGATCCAATCAACGATTTGATCAAGAAGTTGTACAGCAGCGGTAAGCCAGATGATCGCGTCCTAGCAAAGAAATTGGCTCCAAAGATGCGTTGTTATGCTCCCGTCGTTGTTCGTGGAGAAGAAGACAAAGGAGTTCAAGTTTGGGCATTCGGCAAGCTTGTCTATCAACGTATGCTAGGATTCTTCCTGGATGAGGATGTTGGTGATATCCTTTCTCCAACGGAAGGTTTCGACTTGAAGGTATCGATTACAAAGCAGCCAGGTAAGCAGTTTAACGATACAACGGTTGATCCGGCTCGTCGACCAACGAAGTTGCACGAGGATTCGAAGACTATGGAACAGTGGCTTAATTCGATTCCAAATATTGATGATATGTATCGCCTTAAGTCAACTCAAGAAATTGAGACGGTGCTGAATAACTGGTTGAATGGAGGATCTGCTGCAGATGCAACTCCTGAGATGTCAAGAGGCGTCGTTACATCAGATGCTCTTGATGATCTTGTTGCAGAGGTAAAGTCGACAACTTCTGATTCAAAGCCAGCAGTAAAGAAATCTAAGAAGGATGAAGATACAAAGAAGCAATCGCTTGATGATGCATTTGCTGATTTGATGAACGATGAGTGATAGATAGCTTATCGAATAAAGCGCCGGAGATCAAATAGGTTTCCGGCGTTTGTACTATTCAAGCATTTTAGGAGATAATAACAAGACATATGGCTAAAAGCAAAGAAGAAAAGACGTCATCAAAAAACAGCGAAGTTGATTTTGCAGCAGAATTAATTCGTGACATCAATAAAGAGTTTGGTACTCGAATTGCATATAACCTTGCAGAGATGGATGCACCAACGATCGTAAAACGCTGGATCGACACTGGGTCAATTCAACTAAATTATGCAATCAAAAATGCATTTGGAGGCGGGTACCCAGAAGGTCGAATCATTGAAATCTCTGGGCTTCCATCATCAGGAAAATCTCATTTAGCCTATCACGCTGCATCTGTCGTTCAAAAGATGGGTGGGCTAGTCGTATATATCGATACTGAAAATTCTGTGCCTGTTCAGAAGTTGTCAGACATGGGAATTGATGTTCGTAAACGTTTTGTTTACTGCGATTCTCATTGTACTGAAGAGGTTTTTTCTATCATCGAATCTACGATCCTAAAAGCGAAACAGATCATTGAAAAGAATGTTCCTATCTTGGTCATTTGGGATTCAGTTGCTGCAACATCTCCTAAAGCAGAACTTGATGGAGAGTATGATCAAAACTCAATTGGTCTACAGGCTCGAGCGATCTCAAAAGGGATGAGAAAGATTACCGGTGTCATCGGTCAGAATAATGTAACATTATTGTGTCTTAATCAACTTCGCGATAATATTGGAGTGATGCACGGTGATCCTGCAGTAACTCCTGGTGGTAAAGCTATTCCGTTTCACTCTTCAGTTCGCATTCGGCTTGGTAGCGGAAATCAAGTCAAAGATAAGAATGGAAACCCAATTGGTATTCATACGACTGTAACAATTAAGAAAAACAAGGTTGCTGCTCCATTTAGAAAGATGGAATTTGACATCATCTTTGGTAAAGGAATCGTTGAAGATGAATACCTCTTTGATGAGTGTAGATCACACTGCAAAGAAAATGGTCCTGTTAAACGTAAAGGACACACAATCAGTATTTCAGGCGAAGGTGCCTGGAAGGAATTGAACGTTGTTGATGAAAAAACAGGTGAAGTCGTACTAGAAAAGAAATTTTATAAATCCGAGTTTGGTTCTTTGATGAGAGATGAAGTTCATGGTCCTTTCATTATGGAAGTAGTCGATTGTGCTCTTACACTAATGACAGGTCCTGCAGCAGAATCAGATAGTGATGATAACGTTACAGATGATGGAGGGTCAGATGAGTGAACGAATTACAAACCCAATTTGGGTCAAAGTTTTAACAGACGATGATTCACAAATACCAGCCTATCAAACGCCAGGTTCTGCTGCTTGTGATTTAAAGTCTGCCGACGACGTCATTATCCCATCAGGATCTAGGTTTGTAGTTGGAACTGGAATTAAATTAGAGATTCCTAACGGATTTGGTGCAATGGTTTGTTCTAGGTCAGGATTAGCAGCAAAGAATGGCATTCAAGTGTTGAATGCTCCAGGACTAATCGATACTGACTATAGAGGAGAAATAAAGGTAATTCTACACAACACGGGTCAATCGGAATTTATTGTTAAAAAAGGTGATAGGATTGCACAACTTTTATTTTTTCCAATTTTTCAAGCCATTTTTCAAAAGGCAACGACGGTAACTGAAACTGTTAGAGGTGAAGGCGGGTTTGGTAGCACGGGAGTCTGATTTTGAATATTGACCATCCGATCTTAATAGTTGATGCTCAAAACTTATTTTTAAGAAGTTGGGCTGCATATCCAACCATGAATAAAAACGGAGAACCTATGGGCGGATGCATAGGTTTTCTAAAATCTCTTCAGCGTATTTGTCGTGAGATTCAACCTTCCCAAGTTTTAATTGCTTGGGAAGGTGGAGGTTCTCAGAGAAGAAGAAACCTATATTCAGAATATAAGTTAGGAAGAAGGCCTGAAAAGCTTAATCGTTTTTATGGAGATGATATACCAGATTCAGAAGAAAATAGAAAACATCAACTAATAACATTGTTGAATATGCTAAAATTTTCTCCTGTTTGCCAAATATATGTTTCTGATTGTGAAGGTGATGACATCATAGCACATCTTTGCGAAGGTCCTTTTCGAAACGAAAATAAAATTATCGTGTCCTCAGACAAGGACATGTATCAACTTTTAGATGACAAGACAAATATTTACAGCCTTCATAAAAAGAAGATTGTTACAGCAGAAGAAATTTTTGAAGAGTATAGGATAAAAACGCATAATTTCGCGATTGCTAAAGCAATTTGCGGCGATTCAGGAGACAACGTACCTGGAATAAAAGGTATTGGATTTAAAAAGGTTGCATCAAAGATTCCTATTCTTGGGAGCGATCAAGAACTTATTTTGCAAGAAGTTTTTGACTTTTGTCAATCTAGAATTAACGAGTCTATTATTTATCGTCGCATCATGGAAGGTTCGGAAGATGTTAAAAGAAATTGGAAGCTTGTTCATCTTGACGGAAGCATGCTATCTGCAGATCAAGTTTCTAAGGTGCGATATGTTATTGATACATTTGTTCCTAAAATTGATAGGATGGGCTTGATTAGAGCGTTAGTCAAAGAAGGAATAGAAGACTTTGACGTCGAAGGTTTTTTTTACGATCTAAATCCATTAGTTAAACGTTGAATAACATTTTATGACTACACCAAATACAACTCCTACTTTCGGTACATACGGCAAATCTTTTCAAGAAAAGATCATGCAAGCCTTGCTGACCGATTGGAAGTTTGCAGAGCAGATGACTGAGGTTTTCAATTCTTCATATTTTGAGTTGAAATATCTACAATTTCTTGCAGATCGTTACTTTTCTTATTCTAAAAAGTACAAGGTCTTTCCTACCTTACAGCTACTTGCAACAATTATCAAAGAAGATCTTAAGGTAGGAACCGATGTCATTCTTCGTGATCAAATCATTGATTACCTCCAGCGGATGAAGAGTAATCCTGACGCAGGAGATCTACAATTTGTTCGTGAAAAATCTTTAGATTTTTGTCGTAAACAGGCACTAAAGGCTGCATTAGAAAATGCAGTTGATCAAATGCAAGCAGACAAATATGAATCAATCGTCGAGTCAATTAAGAAAGCAGTCCAAGTAGGAACTGCACCTTCTGTCGGTCACGACTTTTTTAATGAACTAGATGCTAGATTTACTCGTCTAAAAAGAGATACTATTCCTACAGGTATTCCTGAGTTAGATAAAAAAGAAATTTTGCATGGTGGCTCTGGAAAAGGAGAACTGCTTTGTGTGGTAGGCGGTTCTGGGTCTGGTAAGTCACACTTTTTGACCATGATTGGTGCCAACGCGTTACGGCATGGAAAGAATGTTCTTCATTACACCTTCGAACTATCTGAGACTGCTGTCGGTATTCGTTATGATTCAAATCTATGTGATATTGATTCTAATGAAGTAATGGATCGTAAAGAAGAAGTTAAGAAATTCTATGATGACAACAAGGGATTAGGAAGGCTATTCATCAAAGAGTATCCTACGAACACTGCGTCGATTTTCACGATTCGATCCCATGTTGAACGGTTGGATCTTAAAGGATTTAAACCTGATATCATCGTCATAGATTATGCAGATATCATGAGATCGACACGACAGTTTGATTCTTTACGTCATGAGCTCAAGCTTGTCTATGAAGAGCTACGAGGACTTGCGATGGAATATGGTGTTCCTATATGGACAGCATCACAATCTAATAAAGAAGGTGCAAACGCTGAAGTCATTGACATGACAAACATGTCTGAGGCTTATGGAAAGGCAATGATCTGTGACTTCATCATTTCTGTTTCTCGCAGATCTCATGAAAAGGCTACAGGATGGGGTAGGTTATTCGTTGCAAAGAACAGAGCTGGTAGAGATGGTCTTGTTTATCCTGCCAAGATTAATACTGCAAGAAGCCAGTTTGAGATTGTCGGCGCAGCTGATGTACCTGAATCAGCGACTGTTTCTGATGATGAAGCACAAAAAAGAGCCCTTCGCGCAAAATGGCAAGAATTAAAGAAAGAATTTTCAACTCAAAAGCCGAACAACTTAGAAGCTAACGTTATATAATTAAATTTCCCTAATAAGAGATCCACATGACACACACTAGAGATGAAGCATACAAAGCATCGTTGAAGTATTTTAACGGAGATGAACTAGCGGCGTCAGTTTTCGTAGACAAATATGCATTAAGAACTACCAAGGGCGATCTTCTAGAATTAACGCCTTCTGACATGCATCTGCGGCTCGCAAGAGAATTTGCTAGGATTGAGGCCAAGTATCCTAATCCTCTTTCAGAAAAAGAGATTTTTTGCTTACTAGCAGATGTCGAACACCTCGACGTTGCACAAAGAGACAGGATGTCTATCGAAGAGCTTGCAAAGGAATCGAGAGGATTAGGCCCAGTGGTTCCCCAGGGTTCTCCTATGTCTGCGATTGGAAACGATTTCCAGTACCAGTCGCTGTCAAACTGCTTCGTCATTCAGTCACCTTACGATTCCTATGCAGGTATTCTTAAGGCCGACCAAGAACAAGCTCAGATCATGAAGCGCCGCGGAGGAGTTGGTTTCGATATCTCTACGATTCGTCCAAAGGGTATCGTCACAGCCAACGCAGCTCGTACCACCGATGGTATCGGCGTTTTCATGGAGAGGTTCTCTAACACTTGTCGTGAGGTTGCTCAAGGAGGTCGTCGTGGTGCCTTGATGTTGACCATTGATGTTCACCATCCAGAGATCCGTACCTTCGTCAACATCAAGCGAGACCTTAAGAAGGTTACTGG